ACCGACTGGGTTCAGAATTGAGGGGTTAGTACCAGACTGTGAAGTAGTACCAAGACCAGCAGTAACGTCTGAGAAACCACCAGTCAGATTGAAACCGTCATCCTGACCTGAGAATGCGGTATCTGCTTCATCGAAGAATGCTTCAGTTCCGGTCTGGCTATTGTAACGGGAACGCATTGCGAAGATGAGTCCAGTAGGACCGTTCATTGGCTGAACGCCTGCCAGGTCATATGCAACCAGGTTAGGCATTGAACGTCTGATCAGTGAGATCAGAACTGGATCGAAACCTGCAGTAGGTCCACCTGCGGCAGCAGAACCAGAGAAACCACCAGTACCAGCTGAGTTGGTTGGTGATTCCATCAGGTTCATACCTGAATCGAATGCTGCGGATTCCTTAAGGAATTTTTCTTGGTTTTCCAGCAGGACTGCGGTTACTGCTCTCTTATGGGAGTCTTTGATTGCATCAAGACCTTCATAGTTGAGGAGAGGTGCCCACTTTTCCTGCAGATGCTCGGAATGGAACATTTGCTTTTACCTTTGTGAATGTTTGTGTTTGATTAATATTAAATTCAGTTTTTGGCGAATGCTGAAAGTGTTTTCAGGTAAGCATCCATCGATCCAGAAATTGATTCTGGAGCAACATCTACTCCTTCGGACAGAGTTTCAGTTTTTACCTTTGGAGTTTTGTTTGATGAAAAATATGATTCTCTCAACATCTCCAGTTTCTCACGATATTCTTCTTCACTTTCAAACTCAACACTTTCGGCAAGTGAAGCGAGCTTCTCTCTCTGAGTAGCAGCAAGGCCCTCAGAAATCTGATCGAAGATTCCGTCAGCAACCGACTCTGCGAGTCTTTGGTTAAGGTGGATATTCTTCTCAATCTGCTCGTTGAGTTTTGTCTCCATGTCATCAAGTTTTTCTACCATGCTCTCAAGAACATCATATTTATCTTCAGGGATTGATACATAATGTGCTTCAAAAAGACTCTTCATTCCTTCAAGGAATGATTCTGTCATTTCGGTCTTAAGACCTTGCTCAACTGCCAGTTCATTTTCGGTGAACCATTCTTCGGCAACATATTCAAGATAAGAATCTACTCTTTGTGCAAGTTCTTCTTTAATTTCCTCTACTTGCTCTACGAGTTTTTCCTCGTATTGTACTTCGAGTGTTTCTTTGATTTCTACAACCTTAGAGGTCAGGGCAGCTTCAAAAATAGTTTTTGCCTTTTCTTTAAACTCTTCGGAGAGTTCTTCACCACCAAGAAGAGCATTTACATCTTCTTCGATGTCATACTCTTGAGTCTCTTCTTCTACTACTTCTTCTTCAGTCTCTTCAGCTTCGGCAAGAACTTCTTCATCTTCAAGTACTTCTTCTTCCTTAACTGCTTTCATAGCATCGGCAGATTTTGCACCTTTGTTGACAACATCTTTTACCTGCTTAAGGGTAGCACCAGGAGTCTTCAGCTTTGCTGAATCATCATCAGATCTGTAGTTCTCTGGTGTTGGTCCACCAAGATCTTCTACAGAACCAAGTTGAGTACCTGGATCTTTCAGTTTAGGCATTCCTTCTGCCGCCTTTGCACCAGCATTAACGGCGGTTTTGGATTGCTTAGTGCCTACTTCCATTTCTTGTAAATCTCCACGAGACATTTGAACTCTCCGTTTAACCTTAGTTTTAAACTATATTTATTTATAAATTAAAGATTTGCGAGAAAGTCGTTGAATAAGTTTAACTTATTCTCATCCAATCTCTTTTGATCTACAAGAGTATTGATAGTCTTGTAGGTTTTTTCTGCGTATTTTTCACGCAGAATGCCACCATCCCATACCCATTCTTTTCCTTCCATGATGCCCTCAACGAAAGCATCAGGAGCGGAAGGATCTGCAACGATATCAGCAGCAGTTGCTAACATAAAATCTTCACCGACAACATTAATTCCCTCTCTTGTCAATTTGAGGGAACCAATTCCACGAGAAGAAACACCAAGTTTTACTCCTTCAGAAATGAGAGATTCTGCAATCTTACCCATAGGAGTAGAAAGAATCTTTGCTTTTCCGATAAAGTTTGAACCACTCTCTCTAAGAGAAACAATCTTGTGAGAAACTCTGTCCAAATTTACGGTAGGACCATCTGGATGTCCGAGTTCTCCAAGTGCTCTACCTTGAGCAACATGGTTCTCATTATAACGGGCAACTTCTTTGCGAAGAGTCTCCATAGGATACATACGACCATTGCGGTTCTTGATGTTTCCTTGAAGAAAAACACCTTCGATGAAAAGTGATTTTTTACCGTTCTTATTTTCAACGATAAATTCGACCTGTTCGATTTCTTCTCTGATGAGTTTCATGGTTTTAGTTAGTAAATCCTGCTTTTGCTGCTTTGATAGATGATGAAGTCCAGATAACATCAGATGGAAGTTTCTCAAGAAACTCTACAGAATTACCTGGCATTGTGAAGTAATTAGTGGTGGCTGCTCCAACGATTGTCGAAACACCAACAGTAATAATTCCAGCAGTATCATTATGAAGTCTTACGCAAGTGGCACTACTGATGCTTGTGGCAGTTCCAGCAGATCCTCCAGTAGAAACTTCTGTTTCAATTATCTTAGTTCTTTGCATTTGTATAATGTAGTCTTATACTTTTTATTTATGATTCTTCGTAGTCTTCAGTATCTTCCTCAGACTCAGTATCTCCAAAAAGAGAATTTGCCGCAACTGGCTTAAACGAATCTACTCTTTCAGATGCCTTAGCAAATAAAAGATCTTTGATTTTATCACTGATTTGAGAAGGACTCTCATCAGTGACAATCATATCCATTAATTCATCCATTGATTTAATTAATAAAGTCTCAGTTATTTATTAGATTTCCCCATCCTCTGGGATTTCTACCGTTTTTTCTTGTTTTCCTAAGTCTGGTTCTACAACTGGTTTGCCCAAATTCATAACGTTTACGTCAGGAATTGGTTGTCCAGTTGCAGGATCAATTTGCATTTGTGAAGGATCTGGAATAACACCATTTTCAATTTCTTTCTTAATCAATGCATCTTGTTCAATAATCTCTTGATCGGTCTGACGTAGAACTTTTCTTCTTAAATAATCTTGGGAGAAATATTTACCAACATAAGGTTCTGCTGTTGCTGCCAAATTCAGTCTTTCATTCAATAATTCAGCATCTTTCAACTCTGAGAAATGATTATCATATAAGAAGTCATATTGGATATGCTCATTCATAATCTCCCAGTCTTCTGGAGTGATGATGTTCTTGAGAATCAATTGCGTTCTCAACATATCACTAAACATATTTGAAAATCTCTTTCTCAAACGACCAACAAACTTGCTGAACTTAAGTTCATCACGCAGAATCTCGGAAGAACGACCTAAGTTAAATCCACCATCCCCACCAATTCTTGAAGTTGGAACATTCAAAGAACGATAAAGTTTTTCTTGGAAATACTTAATATCCGTGATTTCTCCAAGGTTTTGTCCACCAGGAAGAGTAGAGATTTCAGTTCCCCTACCACCTTCACGACGAGGAAGCCAAAAGTCCTCAAGCATACTCATATACTTTTTATCATCACGAATTTCTCCAGTATTGGCATCGTAAACTAACTTATTACGATATCTCATCATTACATCTCTAAGATATTGCTCTGCTTTTACCTTAGGAAGATTGCCAACATCAATATAGAAAATTCTTCTTTCTGGTGCTCTTGAAAGTCTGTAGATAACTAGTGAGTCCTCAATCATACGGAGTTGATTGAGTCCTTTGATTGCTTTATGAAGATATGAAAGTGTTGATCCCTTATTTCTATCTACAAGTCCTGAGGTGCAATATGTGATGGAATCTCTTGACATTTTGATTCCTTTTGTTGATCCAGTATATGATGTTCCTCCAGTAGCCATATTGGAACCAGGATTATAAATGAAATATTCCTCTATTTCTGGGAAGTCGTATGATGTTTCATCACTATTATTATACTGGTTTCTTGCAGATTGAATGCTATCTTTGCCAGTTTTTTTCATCTGGCGAATATATCTCATCTTTAGTGCGTCAATATATCTTAATTCTTGAATACCCTCGTGAGGGTTTTTTAAATCGATTACTTTGTGGTAATATAATCTACCATCAACATACCAGTTTCTGTAGATTTCATGAGACTTTTTA